CTGGTCCACCACGTAGAGTGATTTTTACAAACCCTCTGTTGGCACCAGTCGACTGAGAAATAAGTGTGTATAAACCTTCTAAGTTTACACTGTAAAATGCTTCATCATCAATCCACATTTTAGTAACAGTTGAATAATCATCTGTAGGACTATTCGAGCTGTTAAGAATTAAATTACCTACACCAGGATCTGATTCAGCAATAGCCTCGTCAATTCTAAACTCTACAACATGACCAGCATCATCACCGTTATAACCTTGTAAACCTTGAATACCGTCTGTACCTTGAACACCCTGGAATGCTTGAGGTCCTTGAATACCTTGTAAGCCTTGGATACCTTGTATACCTAAATCACCCTGTACGCCTTGAACACCTTGTGGTCCTCTTCGGCCTTGTAAACCTTGTATACCTAAATCACCCTGTACACCTTGAGTACCTTGTGGGCCAGCTTCTCCTTGGAAACCTCTAAAACCTCTTTCGCCCTGGATACCTTCGTTACCAATTGTTCCTTGAACACCTTGAGTACCTTGTATACCAGTAAAACCTTGAACACCTCTAAATGAACCAATATTTACCCAAGTCGCACCATCATAAATCCATAACTCATCATCTGTATTATCAATAACACCATCGCCCACAACTGCTGCAGGAAAGGCATTATTAAGAGTAAGTTGTTCGTCATTTGGTGGATCGACATTGACATCTGGCACAGCACCAATAATTGTAAAACCAGGTCCATAATCACCTTGGAGACCTTGTGTTCCCTGGGAACCAGTTGTACCTTGGAGACCTTGTGGGCCTGTTCCAGTTGTGAGCCAGTTTGTACCGTCGGAATATCTTAATTCTCCGTTATCGGCATAAACCAAAGCACCTTCAAACGGGGCTGGGTCCAACTGAATAGGAAACGTCTGCGGAATACCGTGACCGATAACAAGGTTCTTACCTGAAAGGGTTCCAAATCTACTTGACATTTAAAGTTTCTCCTGGGTTCATAGTCATCATTAATATATCTTATTTATGTTTTTTAGACAACATCATCTTCTTCGGACTGACCGAGGGTAAATGATAATGTACTGTGTACTGCTAAATCTGCTGAAGCTTTTGCCTCAAGTATATCCCCACTTTTTAGGAATTGACCATTCAGTGGAATTGGAATTGTATCATATGAAGGTACTGGCATATTTCTGATAATATAATAATTTAAGTTATCATCATATCTATATATTTGTACATCTACGTTTACAGTATTTGCCGACGTATTACAAAGAACCAAAGGAGAGATAACCTCACCTACACCAGGCTCTACTGTTGTACTACCACCAAATACCAATTCAGGAACTTCATAATTTGGTACATTAATAATTTCCTGCCAGTTCGTTGATAGAACTAGATTTACTGCAACCGGTTTAGCGTCCGGCGCTTGGGAGGTTGTAATTGTTACTATTGACATTTTCTTTTATCCTATTTTTAAATATTAGCTCTACTATTTGAGGCTCTTCTTGCAAGTTTTCTTACAGATGATGTAAATGGTCGTCCTTCAATTCTTCCTGTTCGACCATTAATTTTCAATCCTCTTGCAAAATATTGGTTATTCAATTCGTCAGCACCCGACCATCTAATTCTACCACCATCCTCATTTAGGACAGAAGCGATAGCCGATATTGCAGAACCTAAGTTTCTAAAGTTCAGAGGTAATGCATTTCTGTTAACACCTGCCGAAGCACCATTAAACTGGTGAGCAATTGACTCAACCAATGAACCGAATACCAGAGTACTAGGTCTTAATACATTGCCTTTAATACAATCATTAAATAAACCTTCAATCATCAAGCTATGTTCTGAGTTTGGAGAGTAATTATTAACAAGATTTGTTTTAATTCTATCCCAAGCCCCAGTAAATGCATCCAATAGGTCAGTATTATTTGGTCCATCTAATTGCCAAGCACTACCATCCCAGTAGTATATAGTTCCAGTGTAATGACTTACTGTCATATCATCAGCAACAATATAAGCATGATTTGGTTTCATACCAGTTATACTTGCAAGGCCACCATTTGAAACAGGTCCTTGTATACTTCCCTGGTATTTCAATTCAGCTCTTTGTGCATTAAATACCGGGAATACATGTCGTCCATCAAAGTTAAAGAATGAAGTAGTATATGTCATTGTAGCATTTGAGTTACCATTTGTTTGATAACTTGGTGCCGGAACATTTACATTTTCATATTTAAAGTCATTTTGGACAGCTGTTAGAAGGTTTCTTGCATCTCTTCTGGTTAAAGCGTCATCTATATATTTATAAGTTGCACCAACATATCTCACAGTATCTTTACTTAATGCAATTCTATTTTGACCAATGATATCTGAAGCATCCTTAAATTTAGGATCTGTGTATGTTGGTTCTGTTTTAACCTGTAAATATTTCGTGTCATCATACAGTTGTGTTTTATAGAACATATCTGCAAGACCTTGAACCTTAGTAGCCTCAACTTCTGAAGCAATTCCACCAAGGACCTTCTGACCTGGATATTCACCGATTACTATATCTTTAACAATTCTACCTAAATGGCGGTATGATTTAGCAGTTGGTATTCTCTGATCTTCAGGCAATCTGTAAACTGAATTCCAGAAGTAGAAATCTGCGTTCCATCTTGAAGCAGTGTTACCACCAAAGTTCATATCGAAACTAAATGCATCAATTAAGTATTCAGTATCTCGTCTACATTTTACTCTGTCATAATCAAGAACAGTAAAGCTAGAGTTAATAAAGTCTGTTATATCAGTAGCAAGTTCTTCTGAATTATCCATAATCTTAGTTTTAGCACTAACAAGTGGAGCAGGGACCCAAGTAGTTGTTGGAGCCTCAATTGCAGGTAACTCATCAGTATCATTAGCTCTAATGACATTTTCAACGTAACCCATTAATTCATCAACTCTTGCACCTTCAGTAGCAGTTGCAGCAGTACCATTTGTATCTTGTGGGAATATTGAATATGTAGTATTTGCAGAATCAATTTCTTGAACCACATTACTCATCACGGTACCTAGGTAGTCGTAAATTGTTGCAGTTTGAGCTCTTGTGTCAATCGGTAGAACAGATATTCCATTTTCAAAATAAATGCCTGCAGATTGTCTTGTAGCAAAGTTTGTTCCATATTGAACATCGTGTGAAACAGCATCAATAAGATAACCGATATCACGTCTACACTTGGCATCTCTAAATGATAATCCATTATGTACATTTGAAAGGTAACTAATTATCTTTTCAGATATATGTACTTTACCTTTTTCGATTATTTCTTTAGCAACCACATAGTTTTGACCTTGCCATGTTTGGTCAACATCAATCATTTCTGGAATTGTTGTACCGACCTCAATATTATCATCAACAGCATTAGCAACAATCTCAGCAAGTTTTCTTGCAGCAATTGAGGTTCTAGGATTTGCACCATGTACTTGCATATCCTGGGCTTCAGTTGTTTGATAAGAATGTAATCCATTCCAATATTCGTATTTCGTTACTATATCACCTGTGTAATATTTTCCAGTTCTTGGGAACATTGTAGTTGTGATTGATTTACCACCTACAACATGTTCGACCAATTTTGCCATGTGGAGGAATGCATCTCTTGAACCCATTCTCTGTTCAATTTGTAAACCAGTATTTACAGCATTTTCAAAATACATACCAGCTGTTTGTACTGTTGCAGCATTACCACCATATTGGATATCGTGTGATATGGCATCAACAATGTAGCCAGTATCTCTTCTGCACTTCTCTTCACTATATGGTAATACCTCAAAGTATTTAGCAAGGTGAGATAATACACCATTTTGAGCTGTAGATTTAGTATTTTCAATTTCACCGAATGAAGCTTGATTTTCTGCAGAATATGTAGTAAGAGTTGGCATAGCAACTGGAGGACTTAATAACATTGTTCCAGCTTCAATTGCATCAGCAACAATATTAAATAATCCTCGAACCTCAGTACCTACAGGAGCACCAGCAGAGGCAGCACTAAAGTCCTGGGATGCAGCATTACCAGATGATTTTAATCCAGCAATATCTGTATCTTGAACAATAAGGTTTGCACAATTACCTAAGTGTAAATATGCAGCTACTGTCGGTTCAACTTGATCCGCAGGTAAACCAACCAATATTGCATTTTCAAAATACAATTTAGCAAAGTTTATGGTTGCAAAGTTACCTTGATGCTGAGTATCAAATGATATTGCATCAATCATATAACCTGTATCTCTTTCACATTTTGCTACATCGTAGGAATGTGAAGGTCTGTTTGCAGCAAGCCAAGCTGTTATTTCAGCCTGTAAGAATGCCTTGTTGTTTTGTAATTGAGATCTACCACTAATCCTAGTATTATTTGAGGCAGTTCCAGTGTAATTAATTACATCAGCAGCCCCTCTACCATTAGTCATAATATCTATGATTTCATCAAAACTTTGTTCAACTTTTAATTTTGCACTACCGTCAGTTACAGCTTCAATACAAAGTTTCTTAGCATAATTAATACCAGAAACTGTTTCTGTTAATTGTTCAGTTAATACTCTAGTTGTATTAGTTGTTCCAATATTATAAGCAAGTCCTGCGTATATGGAATTATAATTAGAACCTGTTAGCACATCAGTTTTAACTGCGTCAAGGATAAATCCTAGGTCAGCCTTACATTTGTCGCCATCAAAGACATAATATCTGTCCTTAATATAACCTTGAACTTCTTCAATAATAAAGTCTCTGTTTCTTTGTAGCTGTTTTCTAGCAAGAGTTCTATTTGGATCGTATGAAGCCTTAACCAATGTTGGTAATTGAGCAGTTTCTATATTAGTATCATCAACCAGGTTGGCAATAAGATCTAATAAATCATGAACTGTTGTACCTGTTGTAGCATCAGCAGCTGTTCCATCAACATTTTGATATGGTCCTTCACTAATTGATTGAGCGTCAGCTGAAACAAAAGTATGTGGATATTGACCAGAACCACCGCCACCAACATTCATTGTAATAACAGTAGATGTTGTTTCAGTAATTGTAACTGGTTTGTTATAGAACGGATGATGTGCTTGAGGTGAAGTATGGTTAGCAGCACCGCCACCCATATCACAGCTAAATGTAAATCCTTCAGGTTTCAACCAAACACTGTCACCTTTTACAAGGTCGTGAGTACCGATTGTTGCAGTGAACACACCAGTTGCCGGATCATAAGTAGCATTCGTTGGAGTGAATTTATTGAAACTAGTTGAATGATTAACTTCTTTAACAACCTTTTCAGCGACATCAGCTAAATGAGCAAATGCATCTCTTGTTGGGCCACGTTGGTCATAAGGAAGAACATTAATTGCTTCTCTTAAACCAGAAACATTGGCGTTATCGTCGTAATTAGATAGTGTTCTGAACTGTCCTTTTACCTCAAGTGGCAATACGTTGATTGAACGCTGTTGTTCATAATCAGCTGATTGAGAATCGAATCTTCTGAAGTAGTAATCAAACACTTCTAATGTATTCTCATTACCACCGTATTCAATATCACGAGATACTGCATCAACCATAAGACCAACATCACGTTTACATGTCTCAACAGCATAAGGTAATCCATTATACTCATCTTTAAGGAAGTCAATGACACCTGATTGTAAACCTTCAGTTATACCATCGATGGTAGTAACAGCACCAGCCATTGCAGCTTCAACATTACCTTCATTAATTGCAGGAAGTGATTGTAAGTTATCATCTCTAATAATTTGAGTAGTAACATTAATACCTGCCCTTGCAGCCTCACCAACTTCAACACCAGCATCTGTTAATGATACATCTTGTGATGCAGCATTTCCTGTTGTAGGAGTAACAGCTATATCTCTTACGATATCATACGCAACATTTGCAATATGTTCCCAAGTCTTAGCTGTTGGAAGTTTTTGGTCCTCTGGCAATGTAGAAATTGCATTCTCAAAGTATAGTCTTGCAAAGTTAATTGCAGCAGTATTTGAACCGAATCTTAAATCCCAAACAATTGCATCTATAAGATAACCTGTATCTCTTTCACAACTTGCAACATTATATGTTAATGTTGGGAATGTGTCAGCGATGTAAGCTGTAACCTCAGCAACAATAAATGCCCTATTATTAATTAAAGCATTTGAGCCTATAGTGTGATTAACACTTACACTTGCATCTGTTCCGTAAACAAGAGCATCAGCATTTGCAGTACCATTTGACATAATGTCAACGATTTCATCAAACGCAGCATTTGCACGAGTTAATGCAGTTCCTGTAACACTTGCCTCAGCAGCAACACGACCTTTAAGGTAGTTAATTGCGCCTACAGTTTCTGTTAATTGATTTGTAATAACCTCATTTGAACCTTTAGTTCCAATGCGATATCCTAGACCCATAAAGACTGAATTATAATTAGAACCAGTTGCAACATCTCTGCGTACTGCATCTAATATAAAGCCTGTGTCTCTGCTACACTTTTCGCCATTAAATACAAAGTATTGACTGTCTAAGTAAGATGTAACTTCTTCTTGTAGGAATGTTTTGTTTTTCTGTAATTGTTCTCTAGCATATTGGCCTTGAGAATTATAAGTGACTTTAGATACAGCATCCTTTTCAACACTTACAAATGTGTGGAGACCACCAGTTGAAGCACCTAGGTTAACTGTTACATCATTACCATTTACAGCAGTAATTGCCATAGGTGTTCTGTAATTTACGTCACCTTTTCTTGGATATGAATGTTCTGTTGCGTCACCATCTTGTGCACAAGTAAATGTGAATGAATATGGAGCGAACTCAATATAATCATTTGTTGTTAAACCATGTCCTGCAGGTAAAGTAATGACACTGTCGCCAGTTGCCGGTACAAATGTAGCAGTTGTTGGAGTAAAGTAACTTACATATGAAGCCGGATCCGTAAAGACAAGAGCATCAGAATCAATTGCACCAACACTTGCACTTACAAATGTGTGAGCTCCACCAGGTCCAGTACCAACGTTCATTGTAATTGTATCAGCAGTAACACTACTAATCATTACCGGTACTCTATAGAATGGGTGATGAGCTTCAGGTACAGCATGTTCTGTAGCATTACCATCAAGAGCACAAGTGAATACAATAGATTCAGGTTTAATTTCTACATAATCACCAGCCACAAGATTATGGCCATTACCAATCGTTGCAACAAAGACACCAGTTGCAGGGTCATAAGTAGCAGTTGTTGGTGTGTATGCAGATGTATATTTAGCTGGTTTAATATTGTCAGCTGTTGAACTTACATATGTATGAACTGATGTGTCAGTTGAAGGTCCTACATTAACAGAAATCGTTGTTGCTGTTTTTGAAGCAATCGTAACTGGTTTCTTATAAGCAGGGTGTTGTCTTTCACCTTCAATACTGTTAGGTAGTGCAGATACAAATGTGTGTACTCCGCCACCATTTACAACAGAACCAACATTCATTGTGATTGTATTACTGGTAATACCTGTTATAGCAACCTTCTTTTTATAGAATGGGTGATGTGGTTCAGGCGCTAGATGTTCAGTAGCATTGTCGTCCATTTCACAAGTAAATGCAAATGAGTATGGAGCAATTTCTACTAAATCACCAATTTGTAATTTATGAGTTCCGATTGTTGCTGTAAATACACCAGTAGATGGTACATAAGTCGCGTCTGTCGGAGAGAAAGTACTTATTGTTGTGGTTGGGTATGTATGTTCTGTTGCGTCACCATCGGTCGCACAAGTAAATGTTAAACTATCAGCTGCAATTAATATCTGGTCTCCAATTTGGAAATCATGCGTGCCAATTGTTAATTCTGTCATACCACCAGCTGGGTCATAAGTAGCATTTGTTGTTGAGTATAACTTATTTCTGTCATTCATGATTGTAAGTATTTCATCGAATGATTCATTACTTCTGAATCCAGAAGCATTATCGTCAATACTTACCATGTGAGTTAGAGCATCATCTAAGGCAGATACAAATGTATGAGCATTAGTTCCACCGGTTCCAACAAACATTGAAACTGAAGTTCTTGTTACTGATTCAATAGGACATGGGTGGTTATAATATGGATGTCCAACAGCTGGAACAGAGTCATTCTGTGGACCACTTCCTGTATCACAACTAAACGTGACACCACCAGCAGTGAATTTTAACATATCGCCTGGTTGAAGTGTATGTGGTCCAATTTCAGCCGTAAATTTACCAGTGACTGGGTCATAATCAGCAGTTGTTGGAGTATAACTTAAACCGATACCTTTTTCAGGAGTAATTGCATTAGCAACAGCTGAAACAAATGTATGTGGGTATTGGCCAGTTCCGCCATCGCCAACATTCATTACAATAGTCGTATCAGTTACACTTGTAATTGGACAAGGTTTTCTATAATAAGGGTGGTGAGCTTGTGGTGAAGTGTGGTTCTGTTGACCACTTCCCATATCACAACTCATTGTAATACCTTCATCTGCAAATTTTATATAATCGCCTACCGCCATTGTATGAGCGCCGATTGTGGCCTCAAATCGTCCTGTTGCAGGATCATAAGTAGCATCTGTTACAGTAAAACCAGATTCTGTATTATTGAGATTAACTCTTGTTTTTAATTCTGTAATTGCGCCAGAAGTTTCTACCAACTGGTCATTAATTACGTTATCAGCTAGAGTTGTTCCACTTCTATAAGCAAGACCTGTTTGGATTGCATTATAATTTGTTCCTGTCAATATATCTCTTTCGACTGCAGGAAGAATATATTTAGTTACATCTCTACGACACTTATCAGAATCATATCTGAAGAAGTTATAGTCAATATAACCGAGCATATGTTCTTGTATAAACTCTTTATTAGCTTGTAATTGTTTTCTAGCATTAATATTATCAGCAGCAATACCGGCGTCATCACTAAATCTTAGTGCTGAACCTAATACTGAAACCGAATTTGGTAATGCCTCAACAAATGTATGTTCGTCTATCAGTACAGATTTACCAACATTAACTGTAATCTTAGTTTCATTTGCACCGATTACATCTATTGGAGTACCAGCAGCTGGGTCAGAAGCTCTTGGGTATCCAGTTTTTGCGACATTATTATCTCTGTCACATGTAAATATAAGACCACCAGTTTTTAATAATACTTTTCTACCAACTCCTAAACCGTGTCCAGAAGCAAGTGCATTTTTAACAGCTGATACAAAGGTATGAGCCTGTTGTCCTGTCGGACCACCTTTACCAACATTTAACGTAACAGTAGTTTCAGTTACAGCTGTAATTGGGCAAGGAGTATTATAATATGGGTGATGAGCTTCAGGTACAGCATGATTTTGTACACCAGAACCTGTATCACAACTGAATGTCATTCCACCTGGTTTGAACCAAATGTGGTCGTCAGTTGTTAATTCGTGAGCTCCAATAGTTGCCACCATAATTCCTGTAGCAGGGTCATAAGTAGCGGTACTTGGTGTAAACTTTGTACTTGTGCTTAGTGTGATAACTGATAAACCGGTTGAAGGGTCATAAGTGGCAACTGGTGGAGTAAACTGTGTTCCTTTATTTTCAAGGATAGATAAAATTTCATCAAAACCTTCATCAAGTCTTTGTGTAGCAAGATATGAATCACCGTCAACAAGTTCATTGGTTTGATCTTTTAATCTTCTGTATGCAGCAACAGTTTCATTGTTTTGATTTTCCAAAACTGTTTTTGCAGTTGCCATATAATATGCGCGTCCTGCTGTAACTGAATTATAGTTTGTGTCCAGTAACATGTCATTTTCGACAGCTGGTAAAATATAATCTTGTACATCTCTTCGGCAAGATTTACTATTATAAGCATAAAATTCGCCATTGTTTTCAATCCAATCTATAAGTTCATCTTGGATTAATTCTTTATTGTCTTGTAATAACTCTCTAGCGTTAGTATAGTTTTGATTCCCTGTATCTCTCCAGATAATAGGATTGATGTTTTCTTCACCATACTCTACAACGTTATAAAGTTCTTGGAATGAGGTATTTGCACGTTCAACAATATCAGGATTAGAGTCACCAAATAGAGCTTCAACTCTACCTTGGAGATATTCGTTTGCACCTATTGTTGCATCAAGCTGTTCACCTATAACTTTAGAACTTATTGGGGAACGATATGAAATACCAGCAAGTCTGGACCAGTAGTTAGTGTCTAATGCAATATCGTATCCAACACCATCTAAAATAATACCACTGTCGCGTTCACATTTAACTGAATCATATAATGTGTAGTCTAAGCCACCTTGTGCAGTATTTGCAGATAGGTAATCAACCATATCATCAATAATTGAATCAGCATTTGTATCAATCGTATCAGCGAATGCAGTATTACCGATAATGGTAGCAGTAGTATTTCTAGGTTGCATAAAGATTGTAGAACCTTTCGCCCTCATTGAAATATCACCGAACTGAGTACCTGAGTTGTTCAATGTCATCTGACCACCATTTAAGGCGTAGAATGCACATCTTACAAAAATTGATAGAGAACCAATACCGTTAACACCAGCTCCGTCTCTAGCAACATAACCTATACCATTTTGAGTACGAGGTGTGAAACCAAAACATAATACGTAGGTATATAGTGAATCAGTATCTAGTACTCTTCTGTCCGCGAGTACACAACCACCACCACGGCCTACCTGTCTGTTAGGGAAATCATCAATACCGATTTCGGTTATAACAGCAACACCACCGGATTCTGCTGTCATTGTATCACCAACAGCAAATCCTTGATTGTTTTTAAGGTTTCTTACATATATCTCATTATTGGTTGCAAGACTATCAACATAAGTGATAAAACCTACAGCACCAGAACTAAATTTAATTTCATCATCAACAGCAAATGTACCAGTATAAGATGGGTCAACATAGAATTGTCGGCCTAAATCAGCAAGTGTTCCCTTTGAGTTATAAGGATTAAGAGGTGGTTCAACATCTTGACGTAAGAAGTTAGATAACTGAGTACTATCTCTTAGGTAAGGTGAACGTAATAGTTTGGCACCAGGTCGATAAGCAATCGCGAATCCACCTTCTGGGAAATCAAAGTTATCAACTTTAAAGTTCTGATAACCAAATCCTTGAACATAACCACCAGAACCAACTAAGATTCCGTTATTGTTTTCGTATCCAGGAAGCAATTCAATAACTGTTGCATACTGACCAGCAGTAGAAGTACAAGAACAGTCATCCGGTAACATAAGATTACCTTTTGTATAATATGTTCCAGGACCAACAGAAATATGAACCGCGTTATTAATAGCGTTTCTGTTTAAATCTCCACCTGCTTTTTCCAAACAGAGTTCAAAAGCTCTTTCCAATGTTCTGACAGGTTGTAACATTGTACCTGGATTTGCATCATCACCAGATGCAGCATCTACATTAACTTTAAGTGCCTGGGCTGTCTTTTTGGAAACTTCATCATAGAGTTGAGCAAAGTTAATTTGTTCAGTATCACCAGTCTTTTCGTTACGAATTGCAAAGTAACTTTCTTCATCAAGTGGTGGTTCGAACTCGTTATTGAGTTCCATGTCAAAGTCAACAAGTTTAGAATTATCAATGGTACCACCAGAGAATACAGACCCGGCCATTGTACCATTATCAAAGCTTGAATTATTTGAGGAGAGTCCATCAGCAGATGAACTTCTGATTGTCATATCGGTAGCTACAACATCTTGCATTGTACCTTGGAAATCAGTATTAGATATTGTACCATCTGTAAATAAGGAATCGTCAATGGTTGAATTTGTAAGTACTACATTATTTCCAGTACCATCATTAAATTCAGATGAAGTAATAATTGTATTATTAACTGTGCCATCGTTAAATTCAGAATTAGTAATAATTGTATTATTAACTGTGCCATCTAGGAAGGCAGAATCATTAATTGTTCCTTGATTAAACTCTGAACTTGTGAATACACTATTGTTACCAGTAGAGTCATTTAGTTCTGAATTTGTAAGTACAACATTATTACCAGTAGAATCATTAATTACTGAATTAACAATTACTGAATTATTTACTATACCATCATTAAATTCTGAGTTAACCATAACAACAGTATTGGCTGTACCGTTATTGAACTCTGAATTTTCAATGACAACATTGTTTGCTGTAGAATCATTTAGTTCTGAATTTGTAAGTATAACATTATTACCAGTGGAATCTGCTATTGTTCCATCATTAAATTCTGAACTTGTAATAATTGTGTTATTTACAGTACCGTTTAGGAATTCGGATTGAGTGATGGTTACATTATTTGCAGTACCATTAAAGATCTCACCATTGATAAAGTCAGATTGAGTAATGCTAATATTATTGGCTGTGGAATTTGTAATGTCAGTATTATCAATACTACCTCTTACAAAGGTTGTATCTTCGATATCTGAATTGTCAATTACTACGTTGTCTATTCGCGAGTCACGCATTACGACGCCGGAAATAGTTCCGCCAGTAATGTTTATACGATCAAATTCCTCATACTGGATTGCCTGTACAAGTTCTTTTCTTGTAATATTTTTGGTGCCGTCGTCACCCTGAACAAGGTTAACGATAACCAATAAGTCTTCTGACCTGGTATTAGCGCCTGATATTGCACCTAGTTCTGAAATTTTTGCCATTTAGCTTTCCTTTATCCCTTATATACTTATCTATAAGACCAATTAATTGTTGTCGCTATTTACGCGACCCTCTAAATCATCTACTTTTTCCTTCAAATCTTTTATTGCCTCAATTAATAGAGGTACAATATTTGCATAACGAACTGCTTTATATGTTGTATCTTCCTGCACAAAATCATAAACAACTTCAGGTAACACTTTTTCAATCTCTTGTGCAAGTACACCCGGCATTGGTTCATCTGGTCTATCTATATAATTAAATAGGTAACCATTAATCTGTGTAACTTTTTCCAATGAGTTATTTAACCTAACTACATTTTCCTTTAATCTTTCATCTGATATAGTACCAGTAGATGTAATATCACCTACAACAATAAGGTTACCAGCTGTGTCACATTGTAATATGCCTTCATCAGCACTATTATTAATTAATAAAGATCCTTTTAACGTAGTATTACCGGTAACATCAAGCGCACCTGTAATATCAACAGTGTTTCCAAACGTTGCACCATTTGTGACATTAAGTGCTGAAGTTGCACCATTTGTAATGTCTAATGTACCACTAAAAGTTAAATCGCCCGAGGCTATATCATCAGCATCAGACCTAATAAATTGTGCTGCCTCTAAACCATCAACTGTATCAGCATCTATATCTGTTGGAAGGTCCTCAGCTCTAATTGCTGCTCTAGCACGTTCAACTGTAAAATATAAATTATTGTCACCTTCAGTAACTTGGTCAGTTGTAAAACCTGCACCAGCACCACCTATGGATATTGAACCAACTGTAAGTGTACCTGTGACCGTAGCTGCCGGGACTGTTAATAAACCAGCTGTTGAAAGCTCTAATTTAGTCTGTCCTGTTCCTGTGTCGATAATAAAGTTCGCAGGGTTGGAAGATTCCATACCTGCTTCCCAGGTAGTAGCACTGTCTGTAAAATTGACTCTACCACCAGAACCAAAACTAAATGTCGCTGCAGCTGCCACACCACTAGTAACATTAATAGCATTTTGAAAATTAATTGAAGAAGTAGTTCTTGCAGCAATATCATTTGTTCTTAATAATGTATCAACAGTTGAATTGGTGGTTGTTAATGTTCCAGCCAAAGTAGCATTACCGGAAGTAGTATCACCAGCTCCACCAGATGCTGTTATAACATCTGTTTTAATTAAATCGACTACTTCATTTGTTTTATCCAACCAATTTTGGAAGGTCTGAGTAGTTGCGATATTTCCTAACGATGGTTTAGCCATTACTTATTTTCCAATTCCTCTATCTTTTCCCAGATAGTAATTAAACTTCTTTTAATTTCAAGAATGTCTGTAGTCAGATTATCTACCTTACGATAATATGTCCTTTCAATCTTATATTTATTCAACGCAGCGACATCTGTGTTCAGTACTGCCTGTGTTTTTTCATCTTTTTGAAACGACATAATATTATCCTTCTTATGATATTGCAATTCCGCGATAGTCTCGCAGTGTAGGTGCATTGTGAATGTTCGGTGACAGAAGATCTATCCTAATAGCAAATCTTCTATATTCTGTAAATGTGCCACCTGTACTTGTGTATGTAAAGGCACCACTTGCAACACCACCTACTTTATTTGCAGCCGGTATTCTATATTTAAATTCTCTATAATCCCTAATATTTGTTGTCGAGCTAAATAAGCCTACACCCTCAAATAACTCTAATTCAGTCCAATCAAGTAAATCAAATGGTTCGTTATCGAATGCATGTTGAGCTTTTATGTAAACTTTAAAATCAGTACCAGTTGGTCTGTAACCAGTTAAGATTAATTCTAAATCCTCAGCGTCAAGGTCTGCTGCCAACTCAATTGTTTTACCAATATATTTAGAGGTTGTCGCTGGAGTATTTGTAAGATTATATCTGTAAGCTATTAATGATGAAGCCTCAATATCAACAAATGGTGTTGATGTAATATTGCTTCCATTATCCAAGTTCACTTTAATATCAAATGCCTTTGCACCAGCAGGGTCGTTCGATTTACTATAAACAACCACACCATCTTTACTGAAATGATTATTATCATTAAATTTCATTGGTTGATTGTATGTAGTATTTATTGCATCGGGTGGTACAAATGTTCCAGATAGACTTGTCTTAGAAGATGAATCAGTCGTTTTCATAATCATAGGCTGAACATAACTTAAATTAATATTATCAACACTAGTGACCGTTGCTGTTCTTCCACTATCAAAACCTATAATAGTTCCTGCAGCTGCAAAGCCTCTTGTCGAAGTAGCTGTACTATTTTCTAGTTGCATTTCGTATGGATTATTAATATTATAATATGATAAATGACCAGCCACAACTGGAATTGCCGGAGCAGGGTTCGAGGTGAAAGCAGCAGGTTTATTTACTGTTAACTGATTTGCGTTTACAATATTCGTAACCTCAAATATATCAAATGTAGTGCCTGGAGAAGGTTGAGAGATTTTAATGTAATCCCCAACAGCATAAGTATCGTCTAATGATACCCCAGTAACAGTTGTACTTGCAGCAACAATAGCAACATTCGCTTCAGTTGAACCTTGTAATGATTTTTCTTGATATATTAATTCACCTTGAGTAAATCTACCATTTAAATTTTCAACTGTAAGGAATTCATGGTCGGCATTTGTCATTGTGACAACACCAGTTGGCCCTACAAAATTTTGTCTTTTTATAGTAAATTTAACATCTTCATCTTGGTAAGATTTCCATGCAGAATTATTTGTTGAAGTAAATAGAACACCATCACCCCAGTCTTGTACAATTGCTGAACCTTGGGTATCGCCAGGAGTTAAATCACTACCACCAACCTTAGATGTATATACAAGATAATTAGGGTCAGAAGCATCCGGTTGTAATACAAATGCATATTCCTTTTCAACATCCAATCTTACTGGAGCCTCAAATGCAAATGTTGTTGCAACAGAAGCATCATCACTTACAGCTGATGTTAGTTGTGAAGGAACTTTATGTACTACACTGAAAGGTAAAATTGCAGTATCTGGATATCCATTTACGACTTCACGTATTTGTAATGAAATACCATTTACAGTACTGACACGTTTAAAGAATACATCTACCTCAGATAGGTAAACCGAATTGGATCCAGCACCCATACCTTTTTTAACAAAGAATGTCTGAGCAAGTGGGTCACGACCACGTCTTCGTCTCGCAACGTTTCTTGTCGTTACAGTAGTATTAACATCAACATTTGGAGTTCTTGTTGTGGTTGTTAAACTTGTTTTTTCAACGCTGAAGTTATATGCACGATATGTAAGGAAACCTTTTGAAGTAGAGGCAGAATCAATATTTGCAAGCGTGTCTACGTCAGCAATTTGTAATACTCTATCTCCAACATAAAATGTTTCTCTTGGTAATGCAAATACTGCTCTTAAAACACCATTCGCATCTGTTTCTACAACAGCACCTTTTTCACCATATCTTTCAACAGTTTCCACTGTATCAGCTGGTGTTCCAGGAATAATATGTGTATCTACATTTACGCCATCAAAGAAGAAATAATGTCTTGTTGATGGTCTTAAACCAGCCATATAAATTTTAATATCACGACCAGCCATAAATGGTTCGAATGCAAAGTTGGTCATAAAGTCACCAACAAAGCTTACAGCCTCTGCGCCTGGTTCAACAACAATTTCACTTGTTGTTTGTGTGAAAGTTGTAGTTTCGATTCCACCACCACGTCTATCTGTTTGTTCGAATGTTTGTGTTTGACTAGTATCAGTCATTGGTATAAATTCTTGAACTGTGTCAAGAATTGTCTCAGTTAGACTTGATAGGTCGATATCAATATTAGCAGGATTAGTTGTTGTATCATAATTTCCATCATAAGGTGGTGAAATAGCACCATCGCCTTCATATTTGTAGAAATTACTTACACAGTTTCTAAAATTAGATGCATAAGGTTGATTAATAATATTAACACTTGAATCTCTAGCAACCGTTGCAACTTTTGGTAGACTTGTTGATGGGAATACTGTAGAGCCTGTAGCAGTTTTATATTTTAAATTTAACGGATAAGTTTTAACTGATGGAGTTAATATTCTTTGGTTAAATGGTATAGCAGCATTAAAGCTAGCATCTTCGACATTTGATAAAGATAAATCATTAAATGGGTCTACGATAAAGCCATTTTTAAATCTGTTTAATCCATTTTCGTCTGTGATAACCAAGTTTTGAGTCTCAGCTTCCAATTGGTTAAGAGAAATATAATATGAAAGGTTATCTATTTTCTTATCAAGGGCATGCATTTCCTTCATTGTGAAGGCTTTAATACCTGTTGATTTGGCTTTAATTGCGTATTCAAACTTACCTTGTTTGGCTGCATTTAATCTTGAAAGTGCAGGGAAACCGGGTATCGTCACATTGGCAATAGCTAATTGGTCAGTATCCAAACGAGGTGGAACTGCGAATCGTTCCTCTTGTCCTTTAATCAGATTAATTTGTCCATAAGAGTCACATGCGATTACATCAACTCGTGACAAGTAATATTCAATGTCAGTTGTAATATTTTGCCCTGGAGCTGGTAGTAATGGAGGAGCACCAAAGAAAGATATTGTATAAGCACCTACAGCTGTACTAATAGTTGGAGCTGTTCCTTCAGTGGCAGTATAACTTGCAGCTGGGTCCTTAGCATGATGAGGTCTGAAATCAAAACATTCCCTAAGGTTATATCTGGTACCTGAATCCGATAGATATGTTGGGATATCAAAACTATCAAGTGTGTTTGGATAACTATTAATAGTAAAGAAATATTCGCCTGTTGCTTGTGAAATTTCAAAAACCTTTAAATTGACTGTAAGTGTTCCAGAAGGTTCTGGTCTGCCAGCAATGGATTCCATATACGAAATATCATAATATGTATCTTTTTGGTTTGTTTTTAATCTGAAACTACTTGTATAATCTTCACCAGTTGAATCCACAACACTTACAAGTTTATAGACATCTGGGAAACCTAAACTATATTTTGATATAGCAGGATTGTATACCACTTTAACATAGGTATCACTTGCAATTTTATTATGTGGTTCTACACCATTTAATGAGCCTATTAACCTTTTGTTATAGTACACAGTCACATTCGTCGCAGACGACGCGGCCGGGTCTAAGTTTATAGTTAATACACTATTGTTTACCGTTGTGGTAGTAGACAATACTGGTATGTAAGTATTGGTATTATCAACAACAAGAACATCATCATTTGTACATGCAAAATCCTCACCTGGGTCTGCATTTAATGTAATTACATTTCCTGTCTGAGTCGCAGACTCTGAGCTTCTTACTGGTATTAATGTGTCAGTTGTTGAGAACAGACTCTTTAAGCCTGTATTAAAAATCAATGCCTTTGTTCTTGACTCAATAAGTCTTGAAGGGTCTACCGAAATGTTACCAGATAAGCCTTGAACTTTAGCGATATCAGAAACTGTACCTGAAGTCAGTTTAATCGCAATTAAATAAATTCTTGTTGGTGTTACATTTATTACTGTAGCTGAACCAATGCTTGCGTTGCCAGAGTTTAATAATATTACGGATGTGTAATTTAAAGGTACGGTACCTTGAATTGAGTTAATACCCAAATAACCACCATAATTTAATGATACGGATTGAGCATTAACCACTTCTGTTGTTGAAATTTGGTCAATTTCAAACGCACGGTCTCCTGAGTTTTCTACTCTATAACCTTTGACGTAAGCCGTACCTTGTCCAACCAATGCATGAACTACAGATTCTGTTTCACCAGCTGGTATTCTATCATCAGTTTGTACAGGGAAATCATTTAAAATATAATTGCCAGACTCTTCATATGTTCTCCTGGCCATTTCTTCACCTAGAACATTATATTGAGAAACATCACGAACTGTAACTGAATTACCATTTTGGAAACGAACAAGTGTAAAGAAATTAGAATCGGTATCACCAGTACTTGTTGTTAATGCAACTAAGTTTGGTGTCATTTTAAGTCTATCAGCACCTGGCGCATTTTCATTGTTTGAACCATTCGCGTTATCATATAGTGTATTATCTTGTAGATTATTAACTAATGATTCTGTGACTTGATAACCAATTGATACACCATCTGGAACATTGTTATATTTTGAAACAACAATTGTTTGGTCTTTTGCAAATAGGAAATGCCCTTTTTGGAATATAATACCTGGAGAGGATTGAATACCGAATGAATTTCCAACATGATTTGCTAGAGATGTAACAGCAAGTCCTGAAATACTATCTCGAGCTGAGGCGACATTAGGAATAGTAGCAGTGGCTTCAGTTGTACCAACCTTAAATTTATAAAGATTAATTGTTAAAGCTTCACCAGATTGGAACTGTTTATAAATTGTAGACGTATTTGTATAGTTAATAAAGAATGTATTTAAATCTGGTGGA